ATGTTAAAAGACTCCGGTATCAAAACTAGAATTATTAAACAATACTTGCCTATTATGAATAAATTGATTAACAAGTATTTGTCAACCATGAATTTCTTTGTTAATTTTGAAATCAATGAGAACTTTGAGGAAACAATCAAGTCCAGATACCGTGATGACTTTAGTTATTATAATTTCTCAGAAGGTGAAAAGTTCCGTATTGATGTGGCCTTGTTATTAACATGGCGCCAGATTGCTAGATTAAAGAATTCTGTCAATACCAATCTTTTAATTTTGGATGAAGTATTTGATTCCAGCCTAGATACTGGTGGTACAGATGAATTTATGAAGTTGTTGTATGATTTAGGTGTAGATACAAATGTGTTTGTAATTAGCCATAAGGGTGACCAACTGTTTGATAAGTTTAGGTCAGTAATTAAATTTGAGAAAAAAGGAAACTTTAGTCAGGTGGCCAAATGAGTGATATAATTAGTATTAATACGGAAGAACTAGTAAAGGTTCAACCAAAAGTAGAAGAAATAAAAGTACCATTGTTTAAATTAGTACCAGAAGATGATGCTAATTTATTTGAAGCAATACCAAATTTTGATTTTAGTAATCCGCCAGTAAATCCAAATGAGTTTGCTAGTTCATTAGTTGAAACTTGTAAAGCAAATCGAGGTCTAGGTTTATCTGCTAATCAATGTGGATTTAAGTATCGAGTATTTGTTGCTGGCCATGGCGACAACTATGTAGCTTATTTTAATCCTAAAGTAATTAGTATGAGTGAAAATGAAGATATTGGACCAGAAGGATGCCTATCATTTCCACATCTATTCTTAAACATTTTAAGACCTCGTTGGGTTAAAGTAGAATATCAAGATTTTAATGGTGAAACACATCAAGTTCAATTTGAAGGTTTGACCGCCAGAGTATTCTTACATGAATATGACCACATGGAAGGTATAACATTCAAACACCGTGCTAAACCATTAGCATTAAAATCTGGAGTAGAAAAACGAAACAAACTATTCCATAAAATGGAACAAGCACAGAAACAACTTTCTAAGATGGCTAAGAAAACAGATTTTGCTAGAGACCTTACTAGAGGAACAGCACCTCAAGTGATTATGAATAAACCTGCTGCTAAGTCAGCTGGTCGTGGAAGATAAAGGACAATAATGGCAACGCCAATTGAATATGTAGAAAAGCAATGGGAAGAATGGTTGGCCGCAAACCCACCAGTTGAACCTGAAGCTATGATTAGTGAAAGTAAGTTAAAAGAACAATTGATTAGTGATTTGACTTACGCTTCATCAATGGATGTGAAAGAATATACCTTATATCAAAAATGGTTAGAAGTAAAAGAAAGATATCCGACTGAAACAATCTCAACCTTGTTTGGTGAAGAAGAGCAAATGGTCAATAAAGACCATGAGAAAATTATCAAACAAGTTAAACAAAACTTTTGGATGCCAGAAGGTCCTGATGATTATGAGAAGCTAAAACCTAAGTTGGTGTTATCTAATGGTGATTTAGCGGAAACATGGAATGCCATCCGTACATTTTCATCAACCATGATTAACAATTCAAATATTGGGCGTAATTTATTTTATACCATTATTGATGAAGTGACAGGTAAATATCTTGGTGTAATTTGTATTTCGTCAGATTTTTTGGACTTGACACCTAGAGATAATGCTATTGGTTGGTCTCGTGATGTTAAGACACAACAAGGCATGATTAATCATACAGCGATTGGTTCAACAATTGTTCCTTTACAACCACTTGGTTATAATTACATGGGTGGCAAACTACTTGCTTTACTGTGTTTAGATGACCAAGTTCAAAAAGATTGGCATGACCGCTACGGAGACCCTCTGGTTGCTATTACCACGACATCCTTATATGGTAAAACAAAGGCCAATGGTCTTTCTCAATACGATGGATTAACTCATTGGCAAAAGATGGGTTTCTCTTCTGGTTCTGTTGCTTTTCAACCAATGCGTCCAACTCGTAACTTGGTGTTCCGTTGGATTAAAGAAAACTATCCACGCAAATATTTTGAATGGTGGGAAGCTAAGAATACTCAAGGTCTGCCATTGAAGAGAGACCATAAGAACCGTTCATTGGGTTTTGCTTATTCTAAGTTGAAGATTGATAAAGATTTAACTCGAACAGAACACCAGCGTGGCATTTACTTTGCACCACTTTATGATGATGCTTATGAGTTCTTACGCAAAGAAAAACCATTTAAGGATTTAACTAAAAGTTTTGATACTAGCACTGAAGCACTTACTTCTATTTGGAAGAAAGATTATGCTAAAGGTCGTATCTCTATGTTAAAGAAAAAGAATACTGTATCCTATGAAAATTTGTTTTATGATGATTTGATTTATCTAACATGGGAACAAACTAAAGAGAAATATTTGCCACAAGTTGGCCGATAATTCACTTGACAAAAGCATACATATATTATATACTATTATTTCAATTGATTGAGGAACATTATGGAAATCAAAATTTCAAAAGAAGATTTACAAAAGAAAAGCCTGTTTATTGCTACCCCAATGTATGGTGGCGTTAATCACGGCCTTTATATGAAGGCCTGTTTAGATTTACAAGGTCTTTTGTTTCAATACGGAGTGCAAGCCAAGTTTTCATTCCTATTCAATGAATCACTAATCACACGAGCTAGAAACTATCTAGTGGATGAATTTATTCATCGCTCAGAATGTACACATATGTTGTTCTTGGATTCAGATGTACATTTTAATCCACAAGATGTAATTGCAATGTTGGCGCTCGATAAAGATGTTATTGGTGGCCCTTATCCTAAAAAAGCTATCAAATGGAAAAACATTTTGACGGCTATTAAAAAGAATCCAGATATGCCTGTAAGTGAGTTAGAAAAACTTGCTGGTGATTTTGTATTTAATCCAGTTAAAGGTACGGCACAGTTTTCTATTGCTGATCCATTAGAAGTGATGGAAATTGGTACAGGATTCATGATGATTAAGCGTGAAGTATTTGATAAGATGTCTGTTGAATATCCACAAATTCATTACAAACCAGACCATGTTGGACAAGCACATTTTGATGGTACTCGTTATATCCATGCTTTCTTTGATACTGTGATTGACACAAAAGATTCTATCACTGGTGGTGGTTCAGACCGTTACTTGTCAGAAGATTATATGTTCTGTCAGATGTGGCGCAAAATGGGTGGCCAAATTTGGTTATGTCCGTGGATGAGAACTGCTCATATTGGTACATATCATTTCCAAGGTGATATGCCAGCAATTGCTAATTATGTGGGAGAAATGTAATGAAAGAATGTACTGTTGGTATTCAAATGTATGAAGGTGGTATGGTTGCTACAAGAGAATGGTATGGTGAAGGCCAGGTGAAGATTTTCACTAATATCAATAAAGCAATTGCATGGATTAAAGAACCACTAATTAAGACTGTGGAAAATCAATTAGAAAATGTAGTGAGTGAAAAATGATTATTGGTTTAGTTGGTTTCATCGGTGCTGGTAAAGGCACTGTTGGTGAGTTGTTAAGATTACAAGGTTATAAACAAGCTTCTTTTGCTGGTGCTTTAAAAGATACAGCCTCGGTCCTATTTGGTTGGGACCGAGCTCTTTTAGAAGGTGACACAGTAGAATCTAGGATATTCCGTGAACAAAAAGATGAGTTTTGGTCTTCTCGCTTTGGTTATGATTTTTCTCCTCGTCTGGCACTACAATTGCTGGGCACTGAAGCAGGCCGTGATGTTTTTCATAAAGATGTTTGGATTTATGCTTTAGAAAACCGTATCAAACAATTACCTAAAGTGGTGATTACTGATACTCGTTTCTCTAATGAGATTGAATTTATTCGTAAAAATGGTGGAGTAATTGTTGAGATTAAGCGTGGTGAAAGACCAGAATGGTATGAAACTGCATTAACTCAAAATACTACAGACGAATATGAGCAATATATTTTGATTGATAATAATGAAACAATGAAACAAAAATATCCAAATGTTCATGTTTCAGAATGGGCTTGGATTGGCCAAAAGATTGATTATACCATTGAAAATAATGGAAGTTTAATTGATTTGAAAAGAATGGTATTTAATGTCTTGACAGAGATTGAAAACCGTGATACTATTGATATGTTACATAATGAAGGAGTTATAAATGAAGTTTTCGCCTAAGACAGTTGATTTATTGAAGAGTTTTTCTTCTATCAATCCAGGTTTATATTTTACCAAAGGTAGTACATTACGCACAATGTCACCACAAAAGAATATTCTTTGTGAGGCAGTTGTAGAAGATGAATTCCCACAAGATTTTGGTGTGCATGATTTGAATAATTTTTTATCTGTATTATCGTTGAATAAGGATCCAGAAATTGAATTCAGTGATAGTAATGCTATTATTAAATTCTTAGGTGGTCGTTCTAAAATCAATTATCGTTTTGCTGAGAAATCAATGATTGTTGTTCCGCCAGAAAAGAACATCACATTACCATCCATTGATGTGCAATTTAAATTAACAGAAGAAGATTTGGCTTGGATTCAAAAGACATCAGCCGTTCTTCGTTCACCAAATGTGGCCGTAACAAGTGATGGCACTGCGGTTTCAATTGTGTCTTTTGATATTTCGGATACATCAGCTGCAACAAATTCAGTTGATATTGGTGTTGCATCAGATAAAACATATAAACTAATTTTCAAAACAGAAAACTTGAAAGTTATTCCTGGTACATATGATGTTGAAATTTCATCTAAAGGTGTAGCACACTTCACCAACAGCAAAGACAACATTCAATATTGGATTGCAACTGAATCTGGTAGCACTTACGGAAACTAATTATGCCTTTAAAATACTTTACAAATCAATATGAAGGCAATGCGGATAATTCTATTGCTATTAATTCAGACCATGTGGTTTCTGTTTATGCTACAGAATTGCAAGTATCAGAAAATGCTAAAATCAAGGTCACAACCATTTATTGTTTAAATGGTACCGCTTTTAATGTTACTGATAGATATATGGATGTTGTTGCTAGATTAAATGAGAAAGATTAGATTATGAGTACACAAGTTAATACAATTTTTGGTGATTTTAAAGAGGATGACTTAAAGATTATCCGTGACGCTATTGAAGAAATCTCAATTCATTACCGTAAGATTGCCGATGAAAATTTAGCAATCAAAGATGTTGTTGGATCAGTATATGACCAATATAAGATTCCTAAGAAAATCATTAAGCGTTTAGCTAAAGTGCATTTCAAACAATCATTTAGTCAACAGGTAGTTGAAGATAAAGAATTTGAAGCATTATATGTTGGTGTTACAGAAGCAAAATAGTTACTGAGCAGTAATTTTTATTGATATTCCGCTCAGTTTCAGTTTAAATGTTACTGAGCGGTAATTTATTATGGAGTAAGTATGAGTGAACAAATTTTATGGACCGAAAAGTATCGGCCACAAAAAGTGGAAGATTGTATTCTTTCAGATAATATCAAAACCGTATTCCAAGAATATGTCAACAAGGGAGAAATCCCAAATCTATTATTATCCGGTTCAGCTGGTGTCGGTAAAACAACAATAGCAAAAGCATTATGTAATGAAGTTGGTTGTGACTACATGGTCATCAATGGTTCTGACGAAGGCCGTCTGATTGAAACCTTGCGAGTTAAAATTAGAAACTATGCTTCATCTGTATCATTTACGGGCGGTCGTAAAGTTGTAATTATTGATGAGGCTGATTATGCTAATGCTGACTCAGTACAACCAGCTCTTCGTGGATTTATTGAAGAGTTTGCAAGTAATTGTTCTTTCATCTTTACTTGTAATTTTAAGAACAGAATCATTGACCCAATTCATTCTCGTTGCACCGTAGTTGACTTTAAGGCTAATGGTAGTAAAGCTAAATTAGCAACACAATTTTTTAAACGAGTTGAGTGGATTCTTGAGCAAGAACATATCACCTATGACAAAGAAGTTGTAGCTGCGGTAATCACTAAACACTTTCCAGATAATCGTAGAATCCTTAATGAATTACAGCGATACTCAGCTACAGGTACAATTGACAAAGGGATACTCGCCAATCTAGCGGATATCAATCTGAGTAACCTAATTACTGCACTGAAAGATAAAGACTTTGGATCAATGCGCAAATGGGTTACACAGAATTTAGATAATGACCAATCACGAATTTATCGTAAGATTTATGATTCTTTGGTTGAACATTTAAAACCAGATTCAGTCCCTATGGCTGTTGTTATATTGGCTAGATATCAGTATCAATCTGCATTTGTGGCTGACCAGGAGATTAACCTAGTGGCTTGCCTGACAGAATTTATGGTTGAATTGGGTTACAAATAATGGCTGACTTATTTAAAGAAGTCTTGCCTGCTATTTTACAAACCAAAAAGAATGTCTTAGAAACTAATCAAGATGTCAAAGAATATAAACCTTTTATTGTAAACAAAGCTCTATCTTATTATACCGATTGCATTTTATATGCAAATGAAATGAATATGTATCCAGGACTGGACAATGAGTTACAATTCCAGTATTACCTAAATAACATAAGGTCAATGAAGCGGAAGTATCAATCGTGGCAGAAGGCTGAAGTTAATAAAGATTTAGAACCTATTAAAGAGTATTTTGGTTTCTCTAACGAAAAAGCAAAGCAGGCTTTACGAGTTCTAAGCGATGAACATATCACTTTAATAAGAGAAAAAACAAATAAAGGTGGAGTGACCAAAAAATGATTCGTATAGAAGACATGGTGGAAGTAACTTTGAATGAGAAGGATGACTTCCTCAAAGTTAAAGAAACCCTAACCCGCATTGGATTGGCTTCGAAGAAGGATAATACCTTATATCAATCCTGCCATATTTTACATAAACAAGGCAAATATTATATTGTTCATTTTAAAGAACTATTTGCATTGGATGGTAAACCATCAGACATTACAGAAAATGATTTAGCCCGTAGGAATACAATTGCTAATTTATTAGAAGAATGGGAATTGGTTGATATTGTTAGACCATCACAAACAAAAGACCTTATTGTTTCATTGTCTCAAGTTAAGATTATTCCTTTCAAAGAAAAGAATGATTGGAATTTAGTATCTAAATATAACATTGGTAAGAAACCAAATACTAAGAATTACGCAGACTAGTTTAATGATTTTACTTAGTCGTTTTGCTTTACAAAATAGTAAATAAGGGTGTATAATGTATTTACTTTCATGACGAAAGTTTTATGTTATTAACCCAACCTTAAGGAGATTTACTATGTGGACTAAACCAGCTGCTACTGAAATGCGTTTTGGCTTCGAAGTTACAATGTATGTAATGAACAAGTAAGAATTTAACCTTGGACCGTTAAATCAGGTGGGGTTAACCTGTAAAACCCCAATTATTATGGATTATTATGATTGAGTTAAAAAATTTAATATTCTCTGTTACAACATCCAGTTGCCCAATTTGTGACGGATTGTCCAAATTATATGACAGAGTAGATTTCTCCAAAAATTGTGAGAACCGCAATGGTCTCACACTACCCCAAACAGGACTAATGGTAGGATACAATCAGTGTAATGATTGTGGTCATATATTTGCTCCATGTTTTTTCAATTGGTCACCAAACGATTACGCTGACCACATATATAATGATGAATATATTGTTGTCGATCCTGAATATATTAGTATTAGACCAACAAACATGGCAGAAGGTTTAAACAATACCTTTGGTCCAGTAGTTTCTCATATTGACCATTTGGATTATGGTGGCGGCGATGGGTTGATGTCTAAACTGTTACGAAATAAAGGATGGAAAAGTGATTCATATGACCCTTATGGGCAAAACTCACATGAACTTCCAAGTAAAAAATATAATTTCATTACCGCATTTGAGGTACTAGAACATACACCTCAACCAATAGAAACAATTAAAACAATTTGTTCAATGTTGACAGATGATGGTGTGTTAATGTTAACCACAGGTCTCACTGACCGAGAGGTTGACGATTATAGAAAATTGTCTTGGTGGTATATTGCGCCAAAAAATGGACATATTGGAATATTTTCAAGCAAAAGTATTAGTATATTGTCTCAAAAATTAGGTTTAAACTTAGTCTTTTTTGAAGGCAAGTTTTTGTTATATAAAAAATTACCAAGTTGGTTAAATTTATGAGAACATTTAAACATTCTGGTCGTATGGGTGATGTCATTTGGTCATTACCTTTTGTTGAAACTATGGGTGGTGCAGAAACTTTATACTTGGTACCAGATGTACATGGTATCAATATGACGCCAACGGATATTGAATTTCTTCGACCGTTATTAGAAAGTCAACCATATATACTAAATGTTAAAATATGGAATGGCGAACATGTAGATTTTGATTTGGATAATTTTAGAAAAGTATTCCATGTCAATTATTTTGCTAGTGTAGCAGGTAGTTTCTTTAATGCTTATGGTATGGAAATGCCAAAAGAATATAATACCAAACCTTGGTTATATGTGAATGATTATTCTGTTGATACCTATGTTATATCTCGAACAAGAAATGTATTTTATCGGCCAGCTGTTAATCCAGAAATTGTAAAATTATTGGATGGTGAATTAAAAGATAATGTTATATTCATTGGTATTCCAGAAGAATGTGAATTCTTCAATAAATCTTACGGTTGCAATATACCATATCATCCGGTTAAAGATGCTTTAGAGTTAGCAACCATTATCCGCAATTGTAAAATGTGGATAGGTAATCAAGCAATGCCATCTGTGGTCGCTGAAGCTACTAAAGTAAAAACCATATTAGAGGCAAGACGAGACCATGGACATAAAGACCATTGGTTTGATAGAGAAACTTTAAAATATATTTAAAATATGCTTGACAAAAGCAATAAGATATAGTATAATGTTTTTATAGATTAAGAAATGCGGCGAGTAATAGTACGAGAAAGAGTTCCCCTCTTTCTTAGAAGTGCAAAGCTTCGAGCCGCTCCATTTGCGGATTTAGTTTAGTGGCAAAACTGTAGGTTTCCAACCTTCTGTCCTCAGTTCGATTCTGAGAATCCGCTCCAAACAATTAAATGAAAAACATGAAACATCCTGAGCGTGATAATGTGTGGTGGTTTATGAGAGTTATTGAAATGATAACTTGCATTCATATTATGGCTAACTTTTGGTTAACACACTATTTCAAATAAACATAAATATACTATAATCTCAATTAGGTGTTTAAATGAAATCACTAAATCAATTTAAAACTTCAAATAAAAAATATAAGAAACATGCCGTATTTAATGGCCGTATTCTTATTTTAGGCTACGGATCAGTTGGCCAGGCTATTCTTCCAGTTATTTTAAAACACATTGGTGTTGAACCATCTAAGATTACTGTTTTAGAAAAGGATAATAACAAGAAGAAATTTGACAGTCGCCATGCTGGCTCTGGTATCAAGTATGTTCGTAAAGAAATCTTGCCAAACAATTACAAAACTGAACTAAAGAAATATGTTGGCCAAGGCGATTTAATCATCAATGCTTCATTAAATATTCAAGCATTAGCATTATTAGAATGGTGTGCTGAAAATGGTGTCATGCAAATTGATACATCACTTGAGCGTTGGGGACA